CGAGTCCGCAACACCGGCTGGGGCCAATCCGTCTTACAACTGATCTGGGATGCCTTTAAGCGCTACGAAAGTGGCATGATGGGCTTGGAAACAATGCTTACCGACGCTGATCTATTTGTACATAGTATCCCAGGTCTGTTTAACCGTATTGCCGCTGGCAATGAATCAGACATCCGCAAGCGCCTAGAAGCCAATATCTTATCTCGCAGCATGTACAAAGGTATGGTCATTGACAAAGAAGAGACAGTTACATATCTCAACCGTGCTCTCAACAATATCTCTTCCGCGACAGACCCCTTCATCAAAGACCTCCAGGCCGCCACTGGTTGGCCTTCTGCCATCCTCATGGGTGAGTCCCCAGGGGGCCTGGGCAAAGAGGGCCGTTTTGAGGAGCGCCTCTGGGCCTCCCTGGTGGAAAACTGGCAGGAGATCTATTGCCTACCTCCTGTTGAGCAGATTTTCACCTACATCCTGGTCAGCCAAGAGGGCCCCACTCGAGGACGCCCCCCGCGTAATTGGTCCGTTTCGTTCCCTTCAGCTTTTACCGAAACAAACAAAGAGAAGGCTGATATCCGCGCTGCCCAAGCCCAGATTGATACCGCCTACGTCAACCTCGGCGTGTTGAATGCTATTGAGGTGCGTGAAGCCCGCTTTGGTGGTACAGACTTCAACACCGAAACCACGCTCAATCCTGCTGTCACAGAGCAGATGATCGCTATTGCAGACGCCTCGTTCGAGAGTCAGATGATGGGGTATCAGAACCAGCAGATTGCCGCCCAGCAGCCTCTGGGTGAAGAGAAAGAGCAGCCCCCACTTCCCGAGGACGGCGCCAAGACCGATGCTTTCGACCACTACCAAGCTCACGGCCTGCGGATTCGGGTTACCCATAGGGTGGACGACCTCTGCGCGGGCTATCTGGTGGGGCCTGATGGCCAGCGCACCGACTCCAGCCAAACGGCCCCAATGGTGGTATTCGGCCCCCACCGTGCTCGGGCCTACAAGCTGTATCGAGCCCGCTTCGACCGCGACGGTGAGCTGATCGACGGCCCCTACGTCACCGGTTTTGCGTCTCTCCGGGCTGCCAAGCTTGGAATTACCCGCTTGTACCGGCAGAATGTGGTAGGGCTCTCCGCTATCCCCGAGAGCGAAATCGAATCGCTCCGTGCAGGATGGGAGGTGTACTAACTTAAGTTGTGGATATACTTGAGCGCTACAACAGGCTGCTACGCGCTGCTGAGGATGACACAATCTTATTATTAAATAAGGTTTTGGAGAGTTCATTCAATCGTCTGCTGCGCCGCTCGCGGGAGTACATGCGGCGCGGGATGCAAGATCCAAGTCAACGGAATGTGTTGTTACTGCAAGTGTTCCGGGAGCTGATTCCAGCTGTGCGGCCAGACATGCAGGATAAGTATGACCAGCTATTTCGGAATTTAGTTGAGGAGGCATCAAAGCTAGGGATTGTTGCAGCTGATGCGCTCACGGGTGAGCTTTTACCGACTCACCCACGAGTAGATGTAACACTACCGGTGGAAGCAACGATGGCTGCTGCAGCGCAGGCGAAAGGGTATTTAAGGCGTCATGGTGATGAGTTTGCTCGAACGGCTGCGGAAATTGTTGCGCAGGGGATTGCGGAGGGTCGTCCGACTGATGCGATGGTGCGCGACATGCGTGATCGCTTGGTGATTACAAGAGGGAGAGCGGAGACAATTGTAAGAACTGAGAGTTTACGGGCGTATTCAGAAGCAAGTAGTGCATATTATGCGGCTATAGGGATTGATCTAGTGATGTATTACGCGACGAGTGATGACCGAACATGTCCAGTATGTAGAGACAGGGCAGGTCGAATTTATCGTCGTGTGGAGTTAAAGTTACCGTTACACCCAAGGTGTCGGTGTGCTTTAGCACCTTACGATCCTGATATAGCAAGGATTGATCCTACCTATGCTGGCATGGCTTCGCGTCATCGGAAGGAAGTTGCAAAGCACACTGGTGTTCCATTGAGCGACGATTTAACCAAAGCGGTGTTTGAGTCGATTACGCCCACTCCTGTGACTAGCGTTTAATACATGACGGATTGTGAACCGTCCGGGTGATGGATGACCAAACCGTCACGGATGCGCTACTATTAGGACATCGGAGGGGAGGCCCTCCACCACTTAACACCAGCCATGACTGCCTTTTCCGCCAAGCTCCCCACCCTTGCCACCGAAGAGCTGCTTGTTCTGATTCGCCGCATGATCACCGAAGAGATCTTCAACGATTGCTTTGATGCTGCAGTTGATGAAGCCTGCCGCCGTGACGAAAACCTGGCGGTCACCATCGACGCGATGTGGGGCTGATCCCCGAGGCCGACAGTATGTCTGACCCCACCGCCGCTGCCCGCGCCAAGCGCTACCGGGATCGCAAGGCCGGCCGCCTGCCGCCAGTGCAGCGGCCCACGTGTACCGCCTGCGGCATCTTGCACACCGGCGCCCGTGGTGTGCTCTGCTCCAGGTGCTGGGAACGGCTGGACCCTGCCGGTCGGGCGTTCAAGGCCGAGCGGGTGCGCAGAGTCAGGGAGCGGCGCAGCTTCTGATTCCAGCGGTGCCGGTGAGGGAATGCCCGGTGTGCTTCGCGGCAATGGCCGGGGGTGTGCCAATTTGTGAAGAGTGCGGACATGTGTTCGTAGTTCCGACCGCACAGCGATCTGATCCTCTGGGACAGCTCCACCCGCGCCACCAAGGGCAAGCTCGGCGCCCCCGATGGCACCAAATCCTGGATCGATGCCATCCATCACTGCGCCCACCGCGCTCGCATCATTGATCTCAATGCCGCAAAGCAGCTGCTCGATGACAACGGCCTGGCCAACAGCCCCGTCTTCCTCACGGCCCTGGAGGCCGTACTTGAAGTGCTGCCCCTCTCCGCTCGCTACACCGGCTTCGATCCGGTGAAGGCCGCCGCGCCTGCTGCGTCCGACTTCGAGGCACTGGAGAACTTGCGTCGCCTCGCCCTGGCGGAGCAGGTGCCGGCACCCTAGCAGCTGGAGCTGGTGAGGGTAAAGTAGTTTCGTCAATTGGTCAGCGCGGGCGGGGTGGGTCACCGGAGGGTGATCTGCCTGATGTCGGCGTGATGGATCCAAGCCTATCGGGATGAGGAGCAGCTAACCAAATCCCCCGAGCACGCTACCTTATGGCTATATCCCCATTGTTGTTGCTATGGCATTAACCAAAAAGAACTTGATGCCACCCCCGCAGGAGGAAGAGTGTAAGGACGGCGGGATTTACAAGCCGATGATGTGCGATGAAAGCAAACCACAACTGATGGCGAGCACGATGCAAGCTAATCCTTTGAGCTACAAGCCCAAGCAGAAGAAGAAGAAGTCCACGGCAGATAGCATTTGGGCTAAAGGCTTTGCATCACGTTTTAGCAAGTAGTTTCCGCACCTTGTAGCGGCTCAGACCTAGATGGTCTGCGATTCGCTGCTGACTCCAGCCTGCAATACGAAGGCGATAAACCCTAGCTGTTGGGGTTTCACTGAGCCACGCCAGGAACAACAGGGGGAACAAAAGCAGCATGAAAGCCCAGAAGAGGGCGCAAGAAATGGTAGTCATGGTGAAAAGCTGTAAGAGCTCACCGGGGGCGGGCAACAGGCCACGCGCTTCCGGTATCTCTGTAGCTTAGCACCTTTTACACGTCAGTGACGACATCGCAAGCCTTAACGCCATATAAGTCACACAATTCGAGCAGTTTCAGCACGGATAGCTCCACTTCTCCTGTTTCCAGCCGACTGTATGCTGCTTGACTGATACCAAGATGTTCTGAAACCTCATTTTGTGTCATCTCCGCACACATCCTGAGTGCCTTAATCCGCCTGCAAATCGTCAACTGCCTGTAGATAGCCATTACCCCTATCCGCTTTTCGATTAAGCCTACTCATTACACCCAAAACGAGTAATCTGACTCCATGGAAACATCCGTTTCTCGCTACGACTTCGCTCCGATAACAAAGAGCGAGACCACCCCAGAGGGCTACCTCCGGGTGTGGGGTCGTGCAGCTCGTGTCGGCACTCAGTTGTACCGACGCGCAGACGGCAGCCAGGTTCGAGAGTACCGCTCTCCTGAAGAGGTTGGTAACCCTGAATCACTCAGTACGTTCGGAATGACGCCCGTAACGTATGGCCATCCCCCTGCTCTTCTTGATTCTACAAATACAAAGCTGTATCAAACTGGCTACTCCGGTAGTAAAGTCCATTACAGCGATGGCTTCGTAGAAGTCTGCCTCACAATTACAGACGCAGACTCTATTGAGAAGATCAAAAGAGGGGATGCTACCGAACTATCTGCTGGATACAAAGTCGATTACGACCCCACCCCTGGTGTCACTCCCAATGGTGAGGCCTACGACGGCATCCAGCGAAACATTCGTGCCAACCACATCGCTGTTGTCCCCCAAGGACGAGCAGGCCCTGAAGTCCGTCTGCTCCTGGACCGCATGGATGCTGCTGATGCAGTCGCCATCGATCTCGACACCCCCCTCGATCTCTCATCTCAGTTCCCTACAAAACCATCTCCTCGTATGGCCACTGTCAAACTTGACGGCCTGGAGATCGAACTGCCCAGTGATGCAGCAACCGCTGTCCAGTCCTATGTACGGGATCTGGAACGCCGCGTTGATGCCACAAAAGCCTCCGAAAACGAGTTGCGCACTGCACTCGATTCGGCCCAATCCGATCTCGAAGCCCTGTCCCAAGAAAAAGCCGCCGCCGACGGGCGTGCTAATGCTCTTAAGGAGCGAGTTGATGAGCTGGAATCCGCCACCGGAGCCCGTCTCGACACCGCGCAGATCGACCAACTGGTTGAGAAACGCCTGACCACCCTCAAGCACCTTGCTCCAGCCTTCGCTGACAATTTCCATTTCGATGGAATCGACGACGAAGAGCTCTACAGCCAGGCCTTTACCAACCTCACCGGTAACAAACCCCCCGAGGACGCGCACCCCAGCTACATCCGAGGCACTGTGGACGGCATTATCGCCCACCGCGACTCGGAAGACCCCGAGGACACCGAAGAGGACGAATCCCCTGAAGAGGACCGCGCCGATAGCTCTGTTGTTCTTCAGCAGGCTCTTAGAGGTGTTGGTAACTCCTCTCGCAATCCAATTGCGCAATACCATGCCGACCAACGGGACGCATGGAAAAAACCGCTCACTGCCACTAAGAAGTAAATGGCTGTCACTTTCACCACTACAACTGTAGCCAACCCCATCGGAGTTCAGGGGAATTATCCCCTGACTCAGGATGCAGCTCATGAGGGCATGATTGCTGATCAGCAAGCCTATGTCTCTCGTAGCTACATTAACCAGTCCGGCGCGGCACTGCCCTTCGGAGCACTGCTGAGGATCGACAACACTCCGACCACCAATGTTGCATTGGCAGTCGAAATTGCTTCGGCAGCTACCCTCATCGTTGGCTTGGCTGTCAGCTCCATGACCATGGAGGGTGTTTCCGCCTCTCAGGCGTACATCCCCAACCCAACTCCTCTGTATTCCGATGGCCGCCTTGGCTATCCCGATAAGGAGACTGTGAATGTCCTCTCCAAAGGCGTCGTGTGGGTTTATGTCACTGAGGCCGTCGCTCTCGGAGATGACGTGCGTTTCTGGAATGCTGCCAACACCACTGGTGGCAGCGCTGTTGCAGGCGCCTATCTTGGTCGTTTTGCCAAAACGGCTGTGGCCAATAAAACCACGCGCATCACTGGTGCCCGTTGGCTCTCTGAGACCACGGCAGCCGGTCTGGTTCTCCTCGAACTAGACATCCCCGCTTCCACTTTTACCGCTGACGTGCCATGACCCGAGACATCCGTAATGATGCTGATGTCGGTATCTTCCTTGCTCGTGAGCTGGAGCAAATCCTTACTCGCACTTACGAGCAACAGTACGCTGACATTAAGTATGCCACTGTTGTACCTGTTTCAACTGAAGTAGGTCCCGGTGCTGATTCTTACACCTATCGGGTGTTCGACAAGATCGGCAGCATGAAGATGATCGCCGACAAGGCGCAAGATCTTCCTCGCTCCGATGTGCTCCGCAAGGAGGTCACGCATCCGGTGCGGTCCTTCGGCGCCTCCTTCGCTTACACCGTGCAGGAGACCCGAGCTGCGGCCATGGTTCCCGGCCTGAACCTAGAGCAGCGCCGTGCCAACGCCGTCAGGCGGGCCTACGAGGAAACCATGCAATCTCTTGCCTACTTCGGGGAAACCGCAAGTGGCATGAAGGGCTTCCTGAACAATGATCAGATCGACAAGCTTGTTCCCAACAAGTGGTTCGACACTGCATCCACGGACGAGATGCTGCAACTTTTGAATGAAGGCCCCACTCGCCTTGTTCAGAACAGCAACATGAAGGAAAGCCCCAACACCATGTTGGTGCCCTACGACGTGTACCGCATCATCTCCACCACCCCGAGATCGCCAACCAGTGACACCACGGTGTTGGAGTTCTTCCTCCGCACCAATCCGATCATCCGCGCCATCGAGCCCATCAATGAGCTCGAAGCGGCCAAATCTGGTGGTCGCCTGTCCAAGGACCGCATCATCATCTACGACCGGAGCCCGGACAAGCTCCAGTTCCACATCACTCAACCTCTGGAGTTCTTTCCTCCTGAGCGCCGTGGTCTGGAGTTCTCCGTAGCCGCACACGCACGTTGCGGTGGCCTCGCTTGGTACTACCCCAAGAGCGGCCTTGTCATGGAGAAAGCGTAGCCTTTCCTGACCTACCCTGAATAGGTTGTCAGCACAACCCATCCGTCATGATCCTTGTTTACCGACCCGACCTACTCAATCCCCAAATGGACAAAGAAGCCTATTGGGGCTTCTCTTTCCTGCAGGAGAAAGGCCTTCCTGATTACTTCCGCCTCTCAGCGGGAGTCAATCGAGAGGTTGACGAGGCAATTTGGGAGAAGATCAAAAACTACGCAGAGGTTAAAAATGCTCTTCAACTCGGTGCTCTTCGCATCGAAGCAGAAGAGTCCTCTGCTGTAGAAGAAACTGTCAAGGGTGAAGTACACGATTCCATCGTAACTTTTCCTCTTGAAACCGCCTTGCGGTTGATTGATGACAGCTTTGATCTTGAGCAGCTTTCTAAATGGGGAGCAAAGGATCAGCGAATTAAGGTCAAAAACGCGATTACACATCGCATCAAAGCCATTACTGCGGGTAATGGCTAATGGCGATGCCTTCGACTGATTCTTTTTTAACCCGATTCCCCGAGTTCGGAGAACAATCAGAAGACATCGTGGCAGGAGCTATTGCAGAAGCAGGGCGTGCTGCTTCTTCTGTCGTGTGGGGCGCACTCCACACAGACGGCGTCAGCTACCTGGCCGCCCATCTCCTGGCTACCCGCATCGCCCAGATCGGTCTACAGATCGAGGCCCGCTCCGGTTCCCCCACAGGCAATCTGATCGAATCAACTCTTTACGGCCAAGAGTACAAACGACTTCTTGACTCACTCGCTATTTGTGGTTTCAGTCTTTAATCATGCCTATCGCTGCCGCGATTATTGCTGATTACGCCCCTTGGGGTAACGCTGAATTAGCGTTTGAAGTGCCTGCAAATAGGCTAGGCACAGAAGATCCTACTACAGGAAACTTCAGTCAAGATCTCGTAACTGTCGAATACCTCGCTGCTCTCAAGCTCCAGGGTCCCTCCTTGTCCCCACAGAGCGGCATAGACAGCACGGTTTATTCGTGCTCGGGGCGCTTGTTGCACCCTACCAAGCTTGATCCACGCATTACAAACGGCTCCCAAGCCTTTGCCACAATCAACGGCTACCAAGGCCGCTTCGAGCTTGTATTCGACCTTGCGATGGACGCCTACCACCGCGAAACCCTTCGTCAATCGATTGAAGGAACCTTCCGTGTCGTTGGGGGCCCAGCGTAATGCCAAGTCCTCAACGCGATATTAAGCGCGCTATTCAAGCTGCTAAGGCCAAAGCAATGCGGCAGTTAGCGGTATATCTCGAAGCTAGTTTCACTGCGGAAATTTCAGCAGTGAAGTGGGGTTGGCCTAACCCGCCAATTACAAGAGACATCGTGGACACAGGCCGTCTGCGTAGCAGCGTGACTCGGGAGATGAATGCTGACGATTCAGTGACCTTCAATTGGCCTGTTGAGTACGCCTCTCACGTCCATGAGGGGTATATCGCCATCGATGGTAAACGCTACCCAGCTAGGCCCTGGACACGGGAGCCACTCAAGGAAGTTCCGACAAAGTTCGGTGAATTTTTCCGTGCTGCCCTGGAGCGCTCGTCATGACGATCTCCACCGCTTGCCCCAGCCCCCTGGACCTACGCCGCACTCTTGAGCGCCACATCCTCGACATCTACGAGGATGATGGCTCCACCCTCAAGTCTGAGCTGTATTGGCCAGGTGTTTACACCCTGCCCAACAAAACTCGAATCCCTGCGGTCTATGTCATCGGTTCTTCCATGGTGCCATCAAGCTGGAATATCACCGGCATCGAATGCATCGTAGAGGAAGTCCCCGAGGCCGTATCCCCCGGTTCCATGAGCGGCATCCTGACTTTCGAGTCATGGTCTGTGCGTTTCACAAACTATGGCAAAAGAGAGGGTACGCAAATGCCTCTTTCCATGAGGGACATCGTCCGTCGCTTAGTGCGGGCTTTCCCTCGGGCCTCAATTGTTCCAATGCCTCGCACCGAGGCGACATTTGAGGCTGTTACGGCTCGTATTACTGAGCCATCCATCCATCCCCCCATCCCCTAGGAGAACATCCATCATGGCTGATTATGCGATCGGCTTAGCTTTTCACAAGGCCCATCGGACGCTCGTTCGTGCTGTGGGTCTAAAAGCCCCCTGTCGCTATTATGCGACAAGGAACACTACTACAGGCCTAATTACCCTGCCCACATTGGATACTGGTGATGCTTACATCACTATGCAGGGTGTCTCCCAAACATCTTTCCAGATCAACGATCAGAACCAAGATTTCCGTTTGCTTGGTGATGACGGCTGGGGCGACAGCGTAATCACTGGTAGCTCTGTTCAAGCTAGTGTCACGACCTATTTCCTGAGGGACACCGCCACCCCCGTGGGCGGTGGCTGCCCAACGTTTGTAGGTGACTACGAGGAAGGCTTCCAGCTTTTCCAGCGTGCCCGCTACGACAAGGACTACGAAGTTTACTTCGAGTTCCTGAAAGAAATGGGACGTGCTGCTGGCTCGACTGGTAACTACATTTATGACTTCACCGGCTTTAACGCCGTGGTCAGTAACTACCAGGAGCAGATGTCCGCTGAAGGTCTCACCGAGATCTCTTTGGATCTCATGTCCCGAGGCCGTCCGGTGTTCGGCAAGTACAGCAACACCACTGCTCTGAGCTTTGCCTGATCGTAGCTCGTGTCACACTCACTGGCCCCGTCTTCGGGGCCTTTTTCATCTAAATGCAGTCTTCTCTCCTGTCCGACCCAGAACGCACAGTCTTTGCGATGAATTGTCGAGTCGAGGGCTCCACGCTCCACTGCGGTGCCCTCTACCTCGAACCCCTCATCCGCCACCAGTCTATACGCTTAGCGGATGAACGCGCTACATTGTCGGTAGATATTCCTTCTGAACTGCTCAACCAGTCCATCCCATTTCGGGCCTGGGATGTTGAGCTCCCCATAAGCCATGAGTAAGTACGGCAGCCTTCTGTTCCCAACCCCTACTGAGTTCCACGAGATCGGGCCATTCCGTTTTCCTATTCATAAAGAGCTGCGCCCGGGTGAGATCATCGGTTTTGAAAAAATCGATAGGCAGCAGAGTAAGGCCACACTTGCACAGATGAAGCTCGTGCGTCGTATCTCTAGAGATAAGAAGGTTACACCTACGGAAGCGCAAGACATGCTTTCTAAGATGTCAGACGATGAGAACTCGAATCTACTATTTGACTACGTCGATGAATTTAG